GTTATTATCAGTGATAGAAACAGCCTTATAGAGAAACTTAAGAACATGAAAAACACATAAATATACGATATGGATACGGATATGAAAAGCTTCAAACACTATTTAGAAGAAAGTAAACAAGTTTACGAATACAAAGTAAAGATCGCAGGCGACTGCCCTAAAGACTGTGCTAAACAGATGAAGGTTGCTTTGGAAAAATACGGATGTACTGCCTGCTCAGCAGGTAAACGCACTCCAATTCAAGAAAGTCCATTAGACTTTCCAGATCAAAAGTTTGCTGAAGTTAATATCTTTGATATTAAAGTAACATATCCTACAACAGCCGCAGTGTTAAAAGAATACATTGCAGATCAGTTAAAAATTAGTCCAGCAAGAATTAGAGTAAGAACTCCATTTGATATCCGCGAAGACGAGCTTAACCTTTCAGGTGTTAACGCTAAGAAAGGCGAATCGCTTCTTGAAAAAGATTATGAGAAAGACGAAAGCGGCCAAAAAGTAGTTGGCGAAAAACATTTGATGAGTTTTCTTAAGAATTTAAAAAAGAGCGATGTTGATCTCAAAGCACCTAAAGGAACAGACAAATGAACTTTCACAAGTTACTTTCAAAATTAAATGAAATGGAGCAGCCTACTATAGAACGAGTAGTGCCAGGCCAAGAAACACCCCCAGGCATCAATCGCCTAACAGGTAAACCTAATGCACCTGCATCATCTCCTGCAGATGTTCGAACTCACCAGGCATCTGCCACACCAGGCTCGGGAAATCCGTTTGAACATTTCAGTAATGAATATCTAATGAAGGCAGTTCAAGCAATGCAGAATGGTGTTCGTTTACGACTATTAGTAACTGGTCCAGATGCCGAAGCAGAATTAAAAAGACGCGGTGTAAATGTGGGCGGATTTAAAACGCTAGATGCACCAGTTGACGAAGAAGCTGTAGAAGAACCACTTGACGAAGTTGCACAGCTTCGTGCAAGCCTAGGCCTAGGATATTTTCCTGAGCAACTAGATGAATGCAATATGCCAGGCGATATGGCTAGCCCTCCAAAACAAAGTGATTCAGTTAGCATGAATGTAAGTTTAAATGCCAGCGGATCAGGTGGCATTAAAGACCTCATGGGAATATTAAAAGGCATTGAGCAAGGGCACTCTGACCCAGGTCATGATGCGGAACAGGGCAAAGATGTAATTATTGGTGGCAATGATTTTCCGTTTGATGAAGAATTTGCCAATGCACCAGAAGAAGTATACGCACCAGTAGATGCAGTTATTCCATCGGGCGATGATTTACATGGCCAGGGTGGTGAAGCACCTAAAGTCAATGGCGGTGGCAACCCAATGGCAATGGAGTCATTGAAGTTACAGTTAGGTCGCTTATATCAAGAAATTAAAGAAACTGAAACTGCTAAAGATCAGTACGGTAATCAAATTAAAAAAGGCGGCTACCAAGACCAGGCCATCAGTCAGTTACGAGACTTTTCGCAAGGGTTTGATAAAAAAGCGTTTATTGATCAACTTAAACAAAGTCCAGAAATGTTAGCTAGAATGGGTCTAGCAGTAGTTGGGCAACCGTTCGGGGCAATTGCTGATTATGCAGTTGATAACGTTAATGCAAAGCGTCAGAAACCACAGATACCTGCAAGGCCTGCACCTGTTCCATTAAATATACCCGGCATTAATAAGAAATAAGATTAATTCGTCGCAGTTAGCACTCTGTCCGATAGTGCCAAATAGCTCCTCCGGGAGCTATTTTTTATTGTAAATAAGCATATGGCAAGTAAATCATTAGACGGTGTCCTAACCAAAAAGGCACACACAAAAGAAAAGTTTACAGAAGAGCAGGTTCGCGATCTGCTAATCTGTAGCGATCCGGTGGAAGGATATTTGCATTTTGTTAAAAGTTTCTTTCACATACAGCATCCAGTTAAGGGTAAGATTAGATTTGAACCTTACGAATATCAAGTAGGCCTGTTACACAGTTACAACGACCATCGTTTTAATGTTAACATGATGCCGCGCCAAAGTGGTAAGACTACTTGTGCCGCAGGATATTTGTTATGGTATGCTATGTTTCATCCGGATCAAACTATTCTAGTAGCCGCGCACAAATACACAGGTGCCCAAGAAATTATGCAACGTATCCGCTATGGATACGAACTATGCCCTGATCATATCAGATGTGGAGTTGTTAGTTACAACAAAGGGTCAATTGAATTTGATAACGGTTCACGTATTGTAAGTCAAACAACTACAGGCACAACCGGTCGTGGTATGTCTATATCATTGCTATACTGTGACGAGTTTGCTTTCGTTCAACCTAACATTGCAGAAGAATTTTGGACATCAATTTCGCCTACACTAGCAACTGGTGGTAAGGCAATTATTACTTCAACGCCCAACAACGATGAAGATACCTTTGCTACTATCTGGAAAGAGAGTCAGCACACCTTTGACGAATTTGGCAACGAGAACGCAAACAAAATCGGTATCAATGGATTCTTTGGTTATAGGTCAGAATGGGGCGACCATCCAGACCGTGACGAAGCATGGAAACAAGCTGAGATGGGTCGTATTGGCGAAGAACGTTTCCGCCGTGAGTACGGTTGTGAGTTCTTGGTATTTGATGAAACACTAATCAACAGTATTAAGTTGTCTGAATTGTTGGGCAAAGAACCTGCCGAAAGAATGGGACAAGTGCGATGGTACAAGAAGCCTAGCAAAAACAACTTGTACTTAGTATCGTTAGATCCTAGTCTAGGTACCGGCGGCGACTATTCTGCAATTGAAGTATTTGAATTACCTAGCATGATTCAATGCGCAGAGTGGCAGCACAATATTACACCTATACAGGGACAGATTAAGATCTTAAGAGATATATTAAACTATATCCAACAAGAAATAGGTGTTGAAAACTCTAACAACATTTATTGGAGTATAGAAAATAATACTGTGGGAGAAGCAGGGCTTGTTGTGATCAAAGACATGGGTGAAGAAACTTTCCCCGGATTATTAGTCAGTGAGCCTGTCCGTAAAGGGCATGTACGCAAGTTCCGCAAAGGATTTAACACTACCTATGGTACTAAAGTGTCTGCATGTGCTAGGCTTAAATTCTTAATTGAATCAGATCGTATTAAGATACACAGTCGCCCGCTGATCAGTGAGCTAAAGACATTTATTGCAACTGGTACTACTTTTAAAGCAAAAGCAGGGCAAACTGACGACCTTGTATCGGCATTACTGCTGTTAGTACGTATGAGCGTTATCCTAGCAGACTGGGACCCCCGTGTAACTGAAGTGTTAAGCAGTAGGGACTTCTATGAGGAAGATATAGAGATGCCATTACCTATTTTTGTTTCCTCTAACCTTTGATAAATATCATATGGACGCTAATTTCGACATCATTGCTAAAGAACTTTACGGAAAAATACAAACCCGTTTCCCATCAATTAAAATTGGTGACGAAAACGGCGCAGTTTTAAGTAAAAAAGAAGATATCCCCCAGGCACGGTTTTTTGAATTTAAATACTCCGAAGGTGGCAAACCTTTGGCAACAATTACCATGACATTGGATATTGAAGAAGGACTAGTTATTAAGATCATGGGTGATTTTACCCCAGACGGTCAACCCGGTAACGGTCACAGAAAAGCATATAAGTGGGTTAGATCTTTTAGAGAATTTGCAAGATCTAATACTATGAAGTTCGATGTACAAACTAGCGGACAATCGAATTTAGACAAAAGAGACTATGATTTCTTAGCAAAGAGACCCGAAGAAACCGGAGAAGGGAATATGATGGAAAGTAAACTTTTTGGTACTTCTAAGGTTAGCTACCAAGATTTAGGAGAAGCACGTTTAATTATTAAACATTCACAACCTGTTAATCCTGAGCTAGCCGCTGGACGTACCCTACACATTGAAAGCATTTATATTGAGAATGCTATGGGAGAAAGATTCCTTTATCCTGCTAAACATTTGAACGGTGCTCGTGCATTAGCAGAACACATTAAGAATGGCGGAACACCATATGATTCCATTGGCAAACATGTTATCGGTCTAAGCGAAGAATTAGCTAGTCTGAGAAGATTTAAAGGGTATGTTAGCCGCCAAGATCAACTATCAGAAGCAATGGGGCACATCACTGATCGTGTTGCTGAACGTATTGACCAAATTAAAGAAACAATACACAAATTACAAAGACCTGCATATTATCAACAGTTTGTTGAAAGTTTTGAAGAGCAAGAAGAACAAATCATTCCCGAAGATGTAATCAATGACCTAGTTGATCGATTAACTATCAGAACATTTAACGAAGAATTAAAAACGGTATTCCCATACATTTTTAAACTAACAGATGGTATAGAATTGCCAATTAAAGAATTAGGTGTTGATGATCTCCTGAGCGAAAACGATAGCGACTACGATGTAGTTGAGGATGACAAGAGCGGCACATTTAATCCAGAAGTTGAATTAGAAGAATTTTTTGATCAATTAGTATCAGAAGAAGAAGACACTCCTAACAGATTGTTTAGCGACAACGAATCTGTTCAAAGACAAGCTATTAAAGATCTAAACGATATCTTTTCCAAAGGCGAGCTAATGGCAGGTGGCGAAGGCATTAACGCAATAACTACACTAAAAGGCCTAATTGACGATCCCGACTTTGTTGATGAACTTAAAGATATTGACAGTGAACTAGATGCAAGACCAGTAATACAAGCGTTATTAATCAACTACGATGAAAATAACGGCACAACTATCGCTCAACAATTAGATTTCAACGGCGACGCAGATTCAAGTCAAAATGCAGAACCGGTAGAGCCGCCAGCACCTGCTGAGCCAGCCGCGGCAGCACCTGCACCGGCAGAAGCACCTGCGGCAGCACCTGCGGCAGCACCTGCACAGCCAGCACCAGTAGCAGAAGGTAGTGACGAAGATCCACCGTTTGATCCAGATCCTCCAAGAAAGAATCCGATTGCTAAAGCAGGCAAACATGGTATTGGTCATAGCACAGCTAAACATTTAGCACAGCAAGGCATAATGAAGGCTATTGCTAAAGCAAGAAAAGCTGGAGCAGAGTTAGACACTCGCATTAACATCGGCGGCAAGGCTATGACTTTACACGATGCTATTGAAGAATGTGGAATGACTCCAATGGAGTGCGGGTTTGATTCAAATGGTTCAGACTTTTCAGCTATGAAAGAATTCATGAGCGGATTTGTTAATAGGGAAGAACGCAACATTACCATTGGCAATCAAAAAATGAAAGACAAGCTGAAGAAGCAGTTTCCTGGTGCCGATCCTAGAGATTTAAAACAAATTTATGCACTAGTTGACAAGATTGACCCGCCATCGGATATAAGACAGCAAAACGATATTATTAGATTGTCAGGCGTACGAAGTCAAGAAGTTGACGAAATGTCCTCAGACATGGATATCGATGCTATGTTTAACGACCTAATGAAGCAGTCAGGTGCAACTACAACAAGTACATCTTCTGGTTCAATTAATGGCCAGCCTGCAAGTTATAGCGATGCTATGGCCAAGGCAAACGGAATGAAAATGCGATTACCAAAATTCGGTGATGGCGATGAAGGTGATGAAGTATTGGATTTTAGTAATCCGGATGCAATTGGTCAGACATTGCAAAAGAAAGTGGGCGGGATGATGCAAGGCGTACAGCGCCAAGTACCTAATCAGAATGTACAGTTTCCAGGCGGCCAAATGAATCCTGCAGACATGATGAAACAAATCATGGGCAAAATAAATTTTGGAAAGTGATATGAAAACTATTAGAGATTATATTAATATTGTTACTGAAGCTCCGGTGCAATCTGGTTCCGGTGGCGCAGTAGTCGATGCTAGCGGAAACCCTGTTCAGAGTGGAACACCTGCACCTGCCCCAGATGCGGCAGCGGCAGCAAAGGCTAAGCTAACTCCTAGTCAGCTAAAATGGCTAGGCGGCGCCGATCCTACTGACTCGGCGATTATGGCACGTATGCCAAAACCTCAACCAGGCGAGCAAGTTCCAGGCGCTCCGGCGCAATCAGGTAGTCCTGCGCCAGCGGCAGCACCAGCGGCAGCACCTGCACCAGCGGCTCCTGACACCGCTGGAGCATACGACGATGAAGGTAATATGATGCCTGGTTGGTCAACAGATGAAAACGGTAATCCAGTTAAAGTTGCAGACCAAGATGGTAAAACATTTGTTGAACCTGCTACCCAAGCATCTGCTGATAAATCAAGAGCTGATGCGCAAGCCGCAAAACAGGCAGCAAACGGTGTTAATGCTCAAGGGCAAAACGTAACGATTGCCAATGCTGACGGTAGCACTACTAATCCAGAAACTGGTGTAACTACTCCTGCAGGAGGAAGTACTGCTCAAGCGGCAGCGCCTGCTCCTGCACAATCAGGCAGTGCGGCACCTAACAGAGATAGTATGTCGTTTGGTCAAGCATTTGCAGATGCTAGAGCTAAGGGTGAAAAAGAATTTACTTGGAAGGGCAAACCATACGCAGTTAAATTAGCTCCTCCGGGACAAGCACCAGCAAAGCCAGCGGCATCGGGTAAGCCAGCGGCACCTGCTCAATCAGGTACTCCAGCAACTCCTCAGGTTGGCAAGCCAGCTGGTATGGGCAAGCCAGGTCCAACAGTAGCAGCCGCTCAAGGTGCTGACCCAAGTAATCCACTTAACCAGCCAAAGAAAGAAAGCAGACAATCAAACGATGCAAAATTTGTTGAAGAACTAAATCTTATGAGAGTTATTGCTGGACTAAGATAATTGGCAAAATAAACCATATTTAGGCAGGATATCTCTTGCAAAGATAAATAAAAGTGCGTACAATAACATGTATGCACTTTTTGTTTATGTAGTGGCATAAACAATATAAGGCAAACAAAGGCATATTAAAAGGAGAAATTATTATGGCATCTTTGGCTGAAATTAGAGCAAAATTAAAGGCATCTGAACAAAGTGGTTCAGGAGAGAGAACAGGCGGTGGAGATAATTCCATTTATCCGTTTTGGAATCTCAAAGAAGGACAAGAAGCATCAATCCGCTTCCTTCCAGATGGTAATCAAGACAATACGTTCTTCTGGGTAGAACGTGCAATGATCAAACTACCTTTCGCAGGTATTAAGGGTCAAACAGAATCCAAACAAGTAATCGTGCAAGTACCATGCGTTGAAATGTATGGCGACACCTGCCCAATCCTTTCAGAAGTTCGCGGTTGGTTCAAGGACAAGAGTTTGGAAGACATGGGCCGTAAGTACTGGAAGAAACGTTCGTATATTTTCCAAGGTTTCGTTGTTGAAGACGGACTGAAAGAAGAACAAAAGCCAGAAAACCCAATTCGTCGATTCATCATCGGCCCACAAATCTTTACAAGCATTCGTGCCGCTTTGGTTGATCCAGAGTTGGAAGACTTGCCAACAGATTATGTGCATGGTATTGACTATCGCATGAAAAAAGGTAGCAAGGGTGGTTACGCTGACTATTCAACTTCAAGCTGGGCTCGTCGTGAGCGTCCGTTGAGTGATGAAGAACAAGCGGCTATCAAGCAACACGGGTTGTTTAACCTAAA